CCCCGGGATAACATCTGTCCTGTCGAGCTGTAAGCATCCCGTGTCGCGCTACTTCCTAAACCGAGGTTTGTGCGAGCGTCAGCGACATTCGTTGCCCCGGTCCCGCCCTGCCCAATCGGGATAGCTCCATTACTCCCCTTCTGCGCCAGCTTACCGATCGCCGGAATAGTTACACGAGTGCCGTTGATGGTAACGGTGATGTTCTGGTTTGCTGAGGTGGTGGCGAACGTCTCCCACGCGCCGATGTTCTCGTCATACTCGTTGATGAGCTGAGACATGCTCTGCGCCAGGCCATCGACCGAGAGACTATCAGTAACAAGAATGCCGTACTTCTGGCCGCTGAGCGCCGGAGACGCTGCGGGTGTAGACGAATTTGAAGCCCTCCGGCGTAGTCGTTACATCGATGCCGTTACGCAACCCGTCGATCTTGTAACGCATACGGGCGATGATTTTTCGCCAGGCCTGCTGCGCTTTAGCAGCCGCCATGACATCCAGCTCATCCACCATCGCGTTACCGATTTTGAAGCCGACTATCGAGCCGGGTTTTTCCATCGAACGGCAGATGGTTGTCCCGCGGTATCGTCTCCCCTCGTAGAAGTGAACCTCTTTGTTCCCCTCGTTGATTTTGACGTTCAAGCCCCAGTCAAAGGCCACCTCTTCAATCGTCGGGTAGAAGATGTCACGAATCTGCGGGTACGTCGGTGCGAAATAACCTTGGTTGATTTTAGGGTGCTCCCACATCCCCTTACAGATGCCGCCACAACCCACCCACGTCTTACCGGAACCGAACCCGGCAACATAGGCTTTGAATTTGTGCTGCATCGCGAGGAAGCGCGCCTGAGGAATGTTAAGTGTCGGGCTGATCCCCATCTTCCGCCCTCGCGTCCACTACATTGATATTGATCTGAACTGGGGTCGGTTCGTCATCATCACCATCACCGGCCAGCTCTTTGCGGAGTTTTTCCACCTCCAGCAGCCGGCGGTCGATTTCGATCTGCTGGAGACGCTGAGCGAACTCGCTATCCGCCAGGCCGAGCCGCTTCATTACCGCTTCAAACATTCGCTCACGGCTGATGGCTGTGATTTCGACACCATTCTTGCCAACCTTCACGCCTGAATAGGCAAGCCTGGAAACAGCCGGGAGCTTGCGAGTGTCTGGGAAATAAGGCTGGCCGATGCCGTCCCCATTACAGCGCGGGCATTCTGGGTTTGGTTCTCGGTTGTGGTCGTAGCCATAGCCGCCGGAATCTTCGGGTTCACGCCTGTCACGCTCAACAGCCTCGAGTCTTTTCTCTTCAAACTCAACTGCATCCCGCCACTGGTAGTGATGACCGAAGCCCCAGCAATAACGACACGCGCCTCGTCGGTATTGTGAGAGTTGGTTTGCATCGAAGGTGGCAAGTTGCCACATCTGCGCGAGGACTTCATCGGCACTGCCAAGCGTGCGCGCAATGGATGCTTTCTGCTGTTGTGCAATAGCCTGGGCAACTGAAGTTTTCTGAAGGAGTTGATAACCGATTTGTTCAGCAGATTTTTTGCTGTAACCCGCCCTGATAGCGGCTTGTGTGGCGTTACCATCCTTTAGGTATTCTGCGACAAAACGTCTTTGCTGTGCCGTTAATCCATCATCATCCACCAGCTCTTCTGCGCTTTGTTCTTTTTGCGCAGTGCGCACTTTTTTCTGCGCAGATTTTTGCACAGATTGCGCAGAAGGTTTTTTGATATATCGACGTGCGGTAGCATAGTTCAGTCCCTGCGCTTCACACCATTCCTTTGGTGATACGCCGGTTGCGGCATGTTCGGACAGGAACCGTTGCTGAAGCTCGCCCCAGTCCGGTTTTGCCATATAAACTCCAATAAAAAACCGCCCTTAGGCGGTTAAATTTTGAGATTTAAAATTTTGGTGCTAAACCATACTTAGGCGTCTTTATGTTAGCAGCCCAGACTTTGATATCGTTCTGAAGCAACAAAGTGAAATCTGACTTGAGGTGGTTAACCATCTCATTGACCTTGCTTGCATCATTCACTGCAAAGTGTTCAATCCTGTCTGCTCCGACTGATACACAAGTATAAGTTGCAGGCACATCCTTCCCGTTAGCATTAAGCCGCACCTTCTCATCTCCACAGCCACCATCGGACATATAGGATACGAGCATATTAGCTGACTCCCTCCCCGGTTGAGAGATGCTTATCATGACAGGCAATCCCTCTGATGTCTGGGTAATGTCGTAGAGTACAGCATCTTTTTGATACCAGGTATTGTATTCTCTTTCCTGAAACGCTGCGTAGGATGGCGAAGAAATCGTCGCCAGCAAGGCGATTGTAATAAAGTGAATTTTCATCGGTTGCTATTGTTTTGTTTAGGCAAAGTTATTATCCATATTGTGCCAACAGCAACAACGACGTAAGATTATTCCTACTATTTTTAGTGGTGCTAAATTCTCTTTTAGCAACCGTTAAGTATCCATATATCTCATATCAATAAAGCATTATAAATCCCGGTAATTTGCATTAAGTAAAAGCTAACTCCATGGTAACGAAAAAAATTTGCAATCACCTCTCAATACATTATCAGCATTCTACAGCATCAACCTTATTTTTGGTGAGCTTTTTCGAATGGCGAACTGGCTGCTATGTTTCGTCCATGATGTCTAATAACAAAGAGTCACTTATTAAACAAATAAGCGAGTATGCCAGGCTTAACGAGCAGGAAGAAATCCAGTTGCGCAAGATAATCAGCTGATTGATTCATCCGCTTAATCTTATAACTATTATCAAGCCCACCAGCAGGTGGGCGTTGTAATGGCTGCCACTACCCGGAGTGGCCACGCTCATGCCCTTGAGTTGCTGTCGCTTCATCGCCGCTTATAACCGGTGCGCGTCTGGCGTTCGCGCTGCTTTACCGGAGCATGTCCCCTTATTTACCCTCACAACGGTCTGCTATACCTGCTCGCCATTACGCGACTCGGGGCAGCATCATGGCTGCTGCATGGCCTTATGGCTGCGGTCAACCCGCTTACTGTTTCAAGGTCTTTAGCCCATCCACCAGTGAAAACAATCTGAGGAATTTCTTAATATCCCACGCTTACGCTTGTTGTTATCTGCCTGGCTGCCAGGCTATACATGACTCTGATGCGGAGAATGCCAACTCCGGGGAACATCAATAAAAAGAGCAACGAAACTGAGACTCCTGTAGCCCTCGCTGAGAGGGCTTTTTTTTCAAAAAAAAGCCAGCTCGGACAGAACTGGCTGGGTCTAGCAGTAAGTAGGTATTACTTCGCACTCATTTCGACGTGTACCCTATTCCTTTAGTCAAGCATTCAGACGCCGGGTGCCTCCCGGTGGACTTGCATCACTCCGCAAACCCGCAACACTACGTCCAGCAGTGACTGGTTGCCCCTCCGCTCAGGGGGATTCATCTGTATGGCGGAGATATCGAATCACTCGTGCCATTAAAATGTAGCTGACAGACAAAATAAAGTTGTGAGCATTGTTGAAATTCTTCGCTAATCATTCATCCCGTATACCCATCAGGCATTAGAAGAAAGCAGTTTTTTGTTCCTTTGCATTATTTATTTAATACACCTTTTTACTTTTGAGAAATGGATTACATTTACATTCTCCTTGTAATGATGACCCCTTTGGTCTCCCTTCCGAATTGCAGGATTTCATTTCGGAAGGGACTTTTTTCCTTTCCCGGCTTGCTAAATATTCATTATTTTCTAGACTCTTACATAGACTTTGCTATGTCAGGTGAAGTCGTCGTTTAGGACTACCCGTGTGCTCAAGGATGAGCCACCCTGATTTCTTCAAGCTTTTCCCTGCTAATTAATCATCTGCGCCCCAAGAATTGTCCATTTGTATAACAGAATTCTCAATATTTGCTACGGTTAAAGTCCAGAGGAGAGACTGTGTCCGAACCTCAGGGATGAGGCTCAATTTTTCCCGCAATTTGCTTTCCATGCTTTGTTATGCGCCAGGATGTCTTTCTTCGTCTGGCGGTCCAGAACGTCGATGTCTTGATCCGTCAGGAAGATTGGCTTCACCCAATCACAACCGGTATCAACCACCGCCGGGACGCTTCCATTCGTCACGCAGCTCGCGATCAACATCGTCGCCAGGCATATGATTAACAGTCTGCTGTACATTGCTGGCCTCTTTCGTTGTTTCTACCCTGCGTTCGGCTGCTGCGACCATTGCCGCTGCGTTATCTTCGGTTCGCTGCTGGTCGGCTTTGGCTTCTGCTTTGCTGGTGCCGCGAATATGGCCTAGGCCAAAAGCGCCGGCGATAGCGGAAATGACCAGTGCGGCCAGCCCGATTATTGTCTCGATACCCACACTCACCTCATACCAGAACTGATTTCGCCAGGTTAAACAGCTCGCGGCGCTTATCCAGCCCGTTGCGGCCGCCATTGATTAATAGTGTCACGCGCTCAACGTCGCCGGAATGAAGCAGGCAACCACGGGAGGCATAGAACCATGCGGCTGAGCGCGCGGCGTATTCATCCTGTTCAAGCAGCTCCGGGTGGGTAACAAGGTCCAGTTTCAACGAGTAGCCACAACTGCGATAGTTACTCAGGCCGGTAACCTGTTTTAGCCCGCGACCGCGATATTTCCATCCATCACCGGCAACCTGATTGCCCAGGTGTTCTTTTCCCCACTCACCGCCGTAAACCAGATTAGCGATCGCTTTCTGGTTAGCCGGGTGAGCTGCCGTTCTGCCAAGGGCGGCGGCCTGCTGTGGAGTAATGCGGTGGCTGCCGAACGTAGGTACTAAGTTTTCAGCCGCATAATTAAGATTTTCCACAACACGGGTAAACCTGGTGCTTTCATGCCCCATCTGGGCAATAAACATCGCCTGATCAAGCGGTGTGGTTATGCCGTATTCCTTCATAGCGGCGTCGATATGCGGAAACCAGCGCGCAGCTAACCCGGCGCTGATGCCAGCCGCCTTCTGAAATTGTGTTTGGTTCATTAGTGCCTCAGATGATCAACCAGACGTGCAACGTTGCCTTTGACGGCCACCAGCATGGAAAGGAATATGATGTTTGCTGCAATGGTGGCCCATGATGAATGCGGATAAATCCCACACAGGTACGCCAGCGGCACAGCGCTGTACGTGACTGTAATCAGCCAGGCTAAACGCGAAATCCATGGCCGATGCCGAGAATCACCTCGGCGATAAAACATCAGGGTTAACACCACACCAGCGCAGAGCAGCGCGTTGATAGTTGCCGATGGATCATTTAGTACCACCTGAACCTCCCCGGCGCGTTATCAGCGCCACCAGCGAGCCGATGTCCTGCTTGTTCAGGAACGTAAGGATTTGAACGGCCAGCGCAGAGACAATCACGGCACCGATGGCATCCAGCGGTTTATCGCTATATTCCGTCCAGGACGCGAGTTTAGAACCAACCAGACCAGAGCCAAGAATGCCGACGATATAGGACACGACGAAGTAGGCCAGCCGGCGCAACATACTCAGGTCAGTTGCTGTCGCGATGTAGAATACGGCGCCTGCAAATGCACCAAAAACAACACCGTAGTCTGTCCCGGTCAATAAACCGTAGACACTGGCTCCGGTCAAAGCTAAACCGGCCAGCCCCGTGCCGGAAAATGGATCGGACATCGCCCCCCCTCATATTGCTGTGAATCCTCTCAGTAAATATGAGGGGAAATAAAAAAGGCCGCCCTGAGGCAGCCTGTGTTCTTCGAATAATGTTCATAATGGTGGGGATATGGGTCCTTCCAGAACGACCGCTTCACCGTTATGGCAAAGATCGTAGCCACGAGTTAGATGCCAAACGCCTCTGATTATTTTTCCTGTAACCATATCTTCAGTTTTACCGTGCGAAAAGTAGGCGATCTGGACACAGTCATTGTGTCTAATCCAATAATATCCCTCTTTCATAATTCACCTCTTAAATTGTTTCATTTAGAAGTGTATATGACGATTCAGAACCTGGTGGTCGACAAAACGTTTTTTTGAGGATGTGGCGCCGGGTGCCTCCCGGTGACTTATCTCTGGTCGTCAAAGTCGCGTGCATACCTGCACATAGCAGTTAACCAGACGCCCCATCGCTTAGATGGGATTCACCACATTCATAACTAAAACAAGAAACATTCATCTGGTCAATGGATGATTAATAAATGAAAAAAAAGCCTGCTCGGAAAAGCAGGCATAAATAGCTAAGTTGGCAATAACTGAGGGAGTGGTGCCGGGTGCCTCCCGGTGGAAATGATCACAGCATTCATTTCCGCGCGCTGGTTGGACACTCTGGAGAAATGTCCTGCTGAATCGCCCCTCCGCTTAGGGGGATCCACCACAAAAATGCTTTCAGAAACATCCATTACTCAGGATGCTTAAAAAGCATATGTGCAGTATGAAGAATCTGCCACGTAATCAGATGAATATATTCATTTAAATGGTACAGGCAGAAGGACTTCAATCACCTCTACCTCTCCGTTGTGGCAAATGTCGTCTCCCTGCGTCAGATGCCAGACACCAGTTATCAACTGGCCCGTTTCAAGGTCATCGGTTACACCATCTGTCTAGTAGGTTACCTGAATTTTGCCGTTGTACTGTAGCCAGTAGCAACCCTCTTCCATTTTCCCACCAGCATGGCTGGGAAATTAAAAGTTACTACGGGGTTGTATGGTTTTAGTAATTCTTAAATTGCTATAAAGCAAAAAGCCCTACGGGGTTAACCGCAGGGCTTTAAACGAAGGCAATAACCCATCGTTAGAGCAAAATTACCACAAATTCGGGAAAAGTAAATAGCTCACGATAAAATAACGCCCTATTTTGTTATCTGCTTCAACTGCGCATCGGCCCATGCCTCTTCGATGTCAAATTTGGTGATTAGCTGATCGTAAAAGGGCTTAACAGACTTCTTCCAGGTATCTAGGCTGATTGTATCCGTTATCTGGCGCACCGCAGCGTAAGCCTCAGTTGAGGGGATACGCTCATATCCACGTCCGCCGCAGCGCTTACAGTCGGCCAGAACCGGCACCCCCTGCTTTTCAGTGAGATCCTGATTCACTGCTTTACCGCGCCCGTGGCAGTCTTTGCAGGCGCAACTGACAACTTTTTTCCCCTTGCAGGTCGAGCAAAGTACCTTAGCGACTTCTTTGACCTGGCGCTTAACCTCGAAATAACTCGGAGATTGCTTAAGGTCTTTTGCCCACTGTGGAAGCTTCATGGTGTAGTGCGATTTCATCGTGAAAACATCAGCCTCAATGAATCCCTGACCCGAGCAGCAGTCACACTGTTTCACGCTGGCGGCGCTGCGAGAATAATCTTCAAAAGCGAAGGAGGCCAGCTGGTGCATCACTAATGGCTTAACCCTGGCATCCAGTTTGCGAAGTGCAGCAACCCGATCGCACTTGGTCAGCGCATACTGGGCCAACAATTCGATCGCCCTCTCCCGGTCATTGTTGCTGATACCCATCTTCCCGAGAAAAGCGCTGTAACCCAATGCTGCCCGTTCCTGCGTCATGCCCATAGCGGCCATGATATCCGTTCCGCTTAATGAGTCTGACGCCGTAGCGCGCGGAGAGTCGCTAATCATCGTCGATTTGGCGAAGTGATATTTGAGGGTGTTTTCAAGATTCATGCGTTCTCCAACTCGGTAATGGTGAGTTCTAACTTCCCGCCCTTAACGACAGGCATTTTCACAACGCGATAGTCGACAACCTGGCAGTCATCCAGCCAGAATCTCGCCTTGGTTAGAGCGTCAAATGCAGCTTTCTGCAGGTTATCCAGATCGCGGCGTCGGCGGTCGGGCATGTGACATTCAATACGGATTTTGAGTGGTGCGGCCGTGCGGATATTAAGCCGGGCGCTTCGAATGACGCTGGCGACTGCATAGCGGTACGCAACGCCATCAGCGCTAATGTGCGTGCGCCCGCGGTTGTGCCGGTAATACCGGTTATTGCTCGGCGGCCAGGGCAAAGTGATTTGATATGTTTTCACGTTCACCCCCACATCCGGTTTCGCCAGCGGCTGTCCGGGCGCGCTGGTGTATTTGAGGTCGGCAAGAATGCACTTACAGTCCAGGTCACGTAATCCGGGTTTAGGCTGCGCTCAACACGTACTCCGCGCGCCTTGTAACGCTTAACCAGTTCGTCGGCCTGTTCGGTGCTGCAATCGGTGTGGTGGAACCAGGAATACTTCATTCCATCACCCCGCGAAGCCAAGCAGCTGCGCGGCGACATTCTCGGCCTCATCACGACTGCGGAATGAACGGGACAGGACCCAGCGCCAGAGGACATCGAGCGCAGCTTTATAGAGTTGCTGAAACTCGAATTCGTCCATGTTGGCAAACGAGATGCTACGAGGATGCTTCTTGAGTGTTCCGTCTGGCAGCTGAATGGCATCAAAGTGCCCTGCCTCGACGATCACCCAGGAGCGGTAAGCATCGAAGGATTTACAGAGGCTGATGCCGTTTGTGACCCGGCGGTATGCAACCTGCTCAAGATACTGCTCAGCAGCATCGATCAGCGCCCCCTCATTACCACCATACGAAGCCAGCAACTTGGCGTAGCCAGTAATCAGCTTACGCTCGTTACTTGAGATCGCCCCGCCGGTTGGCTCCCAGTATTCAAATCCGAGATTAAGAAGCGCGAAAAAGCGTCGATGGAATGCCGGCTTGCGAACCCGCCTGAATTCGGCAACAAGAACATCGCCGAGCCGGGTTTTGGATTGCAGGATATCGCTGGTCTCGGGGGTTGCCGGGATCAGTATTCCTGAGTGGTGTTTGATAAGTTGTAATTCTAGCGCCATGGTTCTCTCCGTGGCGCATCAGGTATAGGGTGTTCAGGCCTATGAAAGAATGATATCAGACGGTGGCGTAATTCGGTACCCAAGCCGTTTTGCAAATTGCATAAACCCGTTAAGAGTGAAGATTTCTTCCTCTTCGAGTAAGGGTCGTAATGAAACTATTCCATTTACTCGATATGAATCGCCACGGGTTTAACAGACACCTCAGAGTCATTTAAGATGGCTTAAAGAGAGGTGCCCATGAGCGGTAAGCGTTATCCCGAAGAGTTTAAAACTGAAG